TAAAATTAAATCTACATTCGCTTGCATTTGTCTTACTTGTTGTTGAAATTCATACGAAGTTGGTACTGGCATATTTGTAGCCCCCTCAAATTTTTTAAATTAAAAAAACGCTGACTTTTTTGTCAACGACCTACTATTTCTTTGCTTTTGCTTCTAGTAACTTGTTATAAATACGTGTTACTTCTCCCGCAAACTTTGAATCTTTTAATGCTTTTGCTTTCGCTTCTTCCAGCTCTTTTTCTAAAGCAAGAATTTCATTCGCTCTCGGATTTGTTCCCGGATTCGCGCCACCAGCTGCATCCGCCCCCACAACTTTCTTAAACATCCAAGGTTTACTTTCTTTTAGTGCATTAACAGCCTCTTCAACTCCCTGATAATTCCCGTCCTCATCGAGTTTAATGGACGACTTATCTAAAAGCGCCAATACATCCCCTGGATCATTCGCATCTAAAGCTCGTGCAATACTCTTAATTTCAGTATTCAAAATACGAGTATTCGCTTTTTCCTGTGCTTTCTGTGCTGCTTCGGAAGCTTCTAATACCTTTTTATCAGCTTCTTCTTTTTCCGCCTGCAATCGTTCAATTTCCGTCATTTCTTGCTTTTTACGCTCTTCTTCAGCTTTTTCGTATTCTGCTAATTTTGCTTTCACATCATCGTAGTCGCCATATTTTTCAGCTGACTTACTACGTTCACGTTCTAAGCGCTTCTTAACAATTTCGTCTAATTCTTCTTGCGTAAAAGTTTTTGACGGATCATCGGTATCCCCAGGCTTTTTGTCTGGATCATCTCCAGAACCACCATCAGAAAAAAACTGAAGGTCTAATCGTAGTGGGAACTTCGGTGTTTTTTGTACTTTTTCTACAAAATACTTTAATGATGTGGCTTGTTTTACGTATTCCATTTGCAAATCCTCCATTTTGAGCCTGTCGGCTATAATTTCCGAAAGTTTATAGCGCCATTTCGTAAGGCAAGTGTTACTTTTCGTTATAAGGATCCTGAGATTGTCGCTTCAACATCCGTTCTTGCATGATTTCCATGAACTTTTGCTCTGCATTTTCTTTACCACTTCTCGTAATTGCGCCTTTAATTGATTCGATTTCATTAGAAATTTCATCCCCTAGCTGTTCGATAAGCGCTTTTTGATCTTGTGGCAATGGTAAACCGAAAATAATCTTGCTAGCATAATAGTTATCTACTTTTGCTAACATCTCTTTATCGTATTTGAATTTCGGATCATCCTGCCGTGCTTTCATATAACGCAAAATATACTCATTTAAGGTTTGTAAGCGTGATTGCCATATAACCCATGAGCGTTGTGTTTTCGAAATGATGTTACTGAATAAAAGCTGCACGGCCATGTCATTTATACCGCCTGTATTCATATCAGCAGTATTCACCATTGGTACCTCTGCTTTTTCATGTAGACGTTTTTGCAATCGGTCGAGATACGCTTCGATGGTTTCTTTAAAACGGAACCCGCTTTCCAGTTTTTTCGCACTCGGTTCACCACCGTTTTCTTCACCGTCACCTAAATCCCACTTCGCACCTGGTGCAACTTGAAGTGGATTCTTTGGATCCTCATCTACATTTGTTAACAAAGTAATAGCGAACATTTCAAAACGTAACGCATCCGAGTAATCAGACATCTTTTTATCAATTTCATCAGACAGCTTAATCGTTTTTTCCAGTTCACTATAACCGGTAGTTCTTTTGCTAAGTTTTTCAGTCGGTACCGGTACAACGGGAATAAAATCAATTCCCATAGATGAACGCTTAACTCTCTCTTTTTGTTTTTCCAAGTCACCGTTGTATACCGCCTCTTCAATTTCGCAGTCATACGTACCAGCTTCTTCATGCCAAACTAAGTAATACGATAACTTCCACATTTTTGTTTGCTCTTCGTCGAGCCATGCAATAAAATGAATTTCTTCCAGCTGATCTATATCCCATTCGTTATACTTTGCAATGACTTCTGTTGATGGATGCCAAATAATTTTAAATTCACCGCGACGTTTATCATAATGAATACGAGCATAAACACCAGTTTTTGAAATGGCACGATCCTTTGCTGCCGCCAATAATTTTTCATGCATTCGGTTGTCATCCCAAACCCATGTTAATAATCGCTCTTTTGCTTTCGCTCTACTGTTTTCCGCCCGCTGTTCCTCACTAGGTTCGTAGCCTGATTGAATCATAAGCGCTGGATCATCTATCACATCAGGAGGAACTGTTACTTTCGGTTCTTTTTCAAATTGCCAAGCTGCAACCATATTTACGATTTTTTGAGGATAATCAAGTTGTATTTTTGTAGGATCATAGTCGAGATTGTCCGGTTTCTTGTAATCAGACCATACGTTTAAGTCTCCTTCATATCGTTCATACAAACGAACTTCGTCCATAATACGTGTCCACTCAGAATCACCGAGTGCGGTACGAACTGGCATTACAATTTCCACCGGATTCATAAAATTACGATCTCCTTGTACTCTCATTCAAGCCCCTCCCTTCTCAATATCTCGAATTTCCTGTAGTTCCCGCTTTACGTCTTGCACGTTTATATGCAATAGAAAAAGCCATTTGAACCGCATCCGGACCATCATCATATGGATGCATTGGATACATTTCAAATTGCTCCAATAAAGCACGTAAATGTTTCATAAAACGTAATTTACCGCTCTGTATATCCGGTAATAATGACTCAATACGGAGGGCTTTTCGTGTACGTTGCTTAATTTGTTTTAAGCGAGTCGATGAAGGATACCCTTTCTTTTGCAATGCTTCAGCAACCTTCTCAGCAAACCACTCCTGCGCTTGTTGTGCCTCTACTGCGATTGATTCATATTGATATTCCAGTGTGTATTCTACAGCCTTTTCTAATAATGTATTTGGATGCACACGCTCCATAAAAATATCAATAACGTAACAAGTACCTGTTTCTACGTTTTTTGCAAGTGTAACTACTACGCTATAGTCACCTTTTTCTTTCCCCATTGCGAAATCGACTGCCCCGTAATACAAAAGTTTTTTATCTTTTAAATCACTTTCAGTACAGTACGTGAAATATTTAGGTTTAAATATTTGTCTTTCTTCATCAGTCGGATTACATAGGTACTCTTGGTTAAACGCTTTTGTTCCGTCATCTTCCCTAATTTCCATCAAATCGATGTAAGGGAAATGTGATGGCCATAACGTTTTTGTACCTCGGAGCATTTCTTCTTTGTTCTGTTCATAAAATTCACGAGCACGATCTGCCGAGTCTGCATCATCTATTTGACGAATTTCACGCCATTCTTGCCATAAATCTTCACGCTCTGACCATTTTAGAATTGCTGGGAACGATCTTGATACGAAATCACGACGGTTTTTAATCACGTGATGCAATAAACTGTCATAACAAACGATGGTACCCATATAAATACAAGCACCTTCTTGACGGCTCAAACCTGGTAGCAATTCTTCCTTGAACCAGCGCTTATTTTTTGCGATTAAATCAACTGTCGCGGTATTTTCTTTACTCTCCAAATCATCCAAAATGTAGAGCTGAACCCTTTTTGATCCGTGGCGTAATCCACGTACCTGAGTCCCGATACCTTTTGCTTCGACTTTCGTGTTTGTTAAAGTCACGAATTCTTTATCGTTATCTACTTCATTTCGGCTTTTCTGCTCGTGAAGTAAGACACCGAAATCTTCACGTAGTTTCTCGTTGTACTTTAACTGATCACGTGCCCAAGATATAAAATCACCGGCTACATCAGATGTTTCAGAAATCAAAACAATGTACTGCTTTAATCGATACACGACTTGATGACACAAATAACCATTACTCAGATAAGCGGTTTTCGCGTGACCACGCCCTACACTCCAGGCTACTTTTTTCTTCTTTTCCCTACCTGTTGTAATGTCATCTAAAAGCCCGCATAGCGTTTGGTGAAATTCAGCCGCGTCATCCATCGTTACTCCAGCAGGGATTAAGTTATCCGGATTACCTGGATTACCTTCTTCGGAGAAATACTCATACATGAAATACAGCATGTCATGTTCCCCGCGGTGCACCCTTTTTAACTTTTCTAGCTCATCGATGTCAGCAAGTAGTGTATCCATGTAATATTCTGTAGCCTCGCCAGTTTCGTACAACTCTTGCAATTTCTTTGCTCTTTCTGATACAAGATTGATACGCTCCTGACGTTCTTGACGGGCTAACCATTTACCGTCTATATATGCCATGTAGCCCGTCCTCCTTTTACTCGCCTGTCAATTTTTTTAATTTTTCAAGCTGTTCTTCGATTTCAGCATTTGTACGAGTCGCATTTCCTAGTTCACCCTCGATTACCTTCTTATCAGTCAGTAAACCGAATCGTTGCATGTACAACTGCATAGCTTTTACACTTGGCTGCGGCCCTAAAATCAACTGCATTAACTTGCTGTACACCTGCTCACGTTTCTCTGCAAGGAAACTGTCAGCCACTTCGCTCTTGAATGCAATAAAATCCTGATTCTTAGTTCGCCACTCCCAAAGTGTGGTACGGTTTATGCCTAGCTCGTTCGCCATTTCATCTTGCGTCCTTTTTTCCTCGTTGTTCGATTCCATCAGCTCGTTTTCCACAAGTAAATACGCCGCTTGAATTTGTTTAGCCGTGAGTTTCTGCTTTAATTCGTCTAACTTAGCCATTCTTTCGCTCCCCTTTCTTCGTGAAATAGAAAAAGGCAACCGATTTAGTATCGATTGCCTTAAAATTCGTATATTTTGTATAGCCCCCCGAGTTTAAAAATTCCGGCGGAACGTTACGAGCGCCTGCCAGCGCCTTATCAGATTTGACCTCCCCCGGGGATTGCTTTTTTCTCCCAAAAAGAAAAAGCCGAAATTATTTTTCCGACTCTTTTTTCTTTTTTGCTCGTATTAACGTACTTTTACTAATTCCGGTCATTTCTTCTACTTGCTTATATGAATGCTTATTAGCTAATAAGCCTAGTGCATGTTCAATTTGTTTCTTACTGTACTTATTTGGTCTACCTTCCCTAAAGTCTTCACGCTGCTTAGCAATTGCTTTACCTTCTTGTGTCCGCTCAACAATCATGTCACGTTCAAACTCTGCGAACGCACTCATGACATTGAATACTAAGCGACCTGTCGGCGTATCCTCTATCAATCCCATGTTCAATACATGTACCTTCACACCTTTTTCAAACAGCTCTCTTACTGTCTGTATAGCATCTACTGTCGAACGAGCAAAGCGATCCAGCTTTGTAACTACCAGTGTGTCTCCTGACTCTAGTATCGAAAGTAGTTCCTTAAACTTAGGACGATCAGCTTTTGTTCCAGTGAACTTCTCTGAATAAATTATACTACAGCTTTCCTTCTCCAGTGTTTGAATCTGTGCCTCTAAGTCCTGGTGAATCGTACTTACCCTCGCATATCCGTACTTCATTCATATCAGCTCCATTTCGGCCCTAACTAATGACACTAAGTTATGACACCATTTGATACCTTGATACTATCACAACCGTAACAAAGTGTCAAAACCTTTAAGTTATGAAACCGATACGAATAGTTATGACCCCCTGAGTTTCAAAGGCCCTTCCCCCTCAGCGAGCTCGGCTGATAAAAACACCTATCGGTTTCACCTTTCGTGTTGCCGATAGTTAGATAACTACTACAGTAGTCACCTAAGTTTCTACCTACTATATACGCCACAGTCAGTCCAATCCAACGGACATAGAAAAAGCCAGGTTACCCATGCTAGGTTCCTGGCTTTTGACATTATGAATGTATGGAGGATATGTACACAAAATACCTATCCTAGCATAAATTGTACCTAGAAAAACCCTACTTTGTCAAGCCCTGCTCAACTTTTTTTATCAGCTGATTCATTCCAACCATGTCACCATTGATGATTAGATAGAGCGTATCTACAGCTTTATCACAGTACTTATAGTATTCATTGGCGTGTATATTCAGCTTATGCAGTATTCGTTTCCTCGGAATCTTCACCACGTACCGCGCTATGACAATATACCGCATGTTCTTCGGTAATTGTTTAATGGCCTGATCCAGCACAATCTTATTCAAACGGCCATCGCTTTTCCCGTCCTGTGTCGCTGGTCCCGCAAAGCTAGGCGGCGCATCAGGGAACCGATCACCTACAGCCAGTGATTCATAATTCTCCAGCCATAGTCGTATCGTCTTCTTTGAAACATAGCCATCAATTCTGGTCATCTCCGAACCTCCTGACTCAGAAAATCAAACCCCTAAAACAAACACCTTAAATCATTAATAGTATTACATACTATATA